TTAGTCATCTGGTAAGTCCTCTATGATTCTTATTAAACGTTGAAACGCACGGATTTCCCCCACCACCTCGCGGTAAGCGGAGTAATCCTCAACAGGGTTGAAGGCAATCCTCTCCTTCAACACCTCTTGTTCTTTTTTTAACTCACTGAGGAGGTAGTCCCTTAGTGCCAAGGCTTGCTCCTATCTTTAATCCTTCGATGGTCTGTTTGGAGTCGATGTTTTTCTCCAAGTCGGCAGCTTTTGCGCCAATCTGTGCGCCAGCAATACGCTCTTGGGATGCGATTCGCTCCCGCTCGCGTTCGTCTTTGGCGGTCAGGTCTGCCGCACGAAGCTCCAAATCGGCTTCGTCCTTGGCTTTTTTCCGCATGACTTCGGCTTCGCGGATGTCCAACTCGCGCTGTTGTTGCTGCATGACAGGGTCTTGCATGGCTTGCTGGGCTTGCTTCTGAGCAGCTTCTGCCTGATCCTTTTGCAGTAGTTTTTCGGAGGCAATCGCCACTGCGCGGGAAAGTTCGACCTCGATGTCCTCGGGCAGTTGTTCGTCCGGCGGGGGGAGTGGAACACCCAGCATCCTCTCGATTTCGATCCGGTACTGGAAGGCAACGTGTTCATTGATATGCGCCAGCATGGCAGCTTGAATGACCGGCGCTTGTGGGTTTTGCCCGATAATTTGCTGAATTTTCGGGTCTTGCATGGCGTTCATATGGACTTTCAGGTGTGCCTCATGATCCTGATACAGGAAGGCTTTGACCGGTTTGCCTGATATGACTGCCATGTTTTCCGATACGGGGTTCATGGGCTTTTGCTCATCCTCAATCGGGATGATCTTGGCGGCGTTTTTGATGCCCAAGACCTCCAGCATTTGCCGGTGAAGCTGGGGTAAGTCATAAATTTGCGGGGCAGACGCTGCCAATTGCAGGGCAGCTTGGTACTGGACTACCCTTTGCGCCATTGTTGAAGCGTTCGGATCAGACACGGGGATGATGTCCACCATGTCGTAATCATCCCGCTTGGCTTTTTTGGGTGCGTCAACCTCGTAGGAGTAAGACTCAGGGGTGTAGTCCCGGACGATCCCGGCAATCAGTTTAAACTCTTGCTTCATCGCGGCATGGACACGGGCTTGCACCGCGCTCATGACCTTCAATGTCCGCTCCAGAATTGCCAAGGTTGTGCCTACCGGGGCTTGATTGGACATATCGCCAATCTTCAAATCTGCCACCGAGGCGAACTTTCTGCCCTCTTCGACGATGGTATTCAACAAATTAAAGAGGGTTTGGGACGGCTCCTTGTACGGCAGCGGGACAATCGAGTCCTTGATCGTCATGCCGGTCACATCCACATCGCGCCATTCGCCCGGAGCAATCGGGGTGTCATCCCCCTTAACGCGCAAGTCCTTGGACTTAAAGCCGCCCGGAAGATTCGACAGGGTTCCCGAGTCCACCAGTTGACGCAGGATAGACGTTGCGCTTTTCGCAAAGCCGCCCACAAGGTGAATCAAGCCAAAGCCGTAGAAACCAAAGCCGGGGATGTAGATGTAGTGCGTGAAGTGCATCCGCTTCTGGCGGGTCTCATCATCCTCCAGATAATTGCGGCGAATCGCCAAGACCTCACCGGTCGATGCGATAGTGATGACGTAAGGCAAGGCGATCCCATTCGGGTCTTCATGCCCCGGCAGGTCATAGTCGATGTGGACTTCATACAACAGATAGCGGTCATCATCGACAATATTGATACCGGCTTCTTCGTCCTTCTTTTTTTGGATTTCGGTGATATTTCTGGACGGTGTTTCCAGTTCAATATCGCGGTAAAACCCTGCGACTTGCAGCTTTCTGATCTGGTTTTCGGTCTTCCTCATGCGGTGCGAAATGCGTGGGGAGGACTGCAAATCCGATGCGCCGTAGGGGACGATAATGTCCTCTGCCGGTATAAACATGGCGACTTGCCGATTAATGCTGGGGTCGAAGTAGACCTTCTTGAAGGCGCTGCCGGTGATCGGCAGGTTCCACAACAGGCGCTCATGTTCATTACGGTACTCGACCATGACCTCGGTCAGTTCGTAGTTCATATCGTCCTGAACACGCGAGGCGGCTTCTTCCTTCTCGCGGGTGATCTTGCCGATGATCTTGGTCTTGACGGGACCGGATGCCGGGAAGGTTTCCAGAATCGTCTCGGACTGGAACTTGACTACGGACTCCGAGAGGATCGGGTGGTAGACACCACACGCGCCATCCCAAGGCTCAGTTCTTTCGTCGATCCTAAGACCTAGCAGGTCGAGACCGTCCTTGTAAGTCCGTTCCCAGTCTTTGCGGGAGGTAATGTCATCCTGAATAAACTGGAGCAGTTCATCAGAAATAGACTGTAACTCGCCTTCCGATAGGGATTCTGCCAAGTTTTCATCGAAGGACGATGTCTTAACCTCGATCTCAACGGCAGGCTCATCGCCGTCTTCCATCTCGATTTCGATCTCAACCTCCGGGGCGGCGTCATCTTCCATGCCAGCGGGGAGGGCGTAGAGGGATTTTTCAATTGCCATAATTGATTCCTGTCTTGGTTAGTTCCACCTCTTTGGAATTCAGTGGACTCTTTGGCATAGCAGCAACACGGTGTGCAAAGCGCAGACCTGACCGCTCTGCCCAATGAATGAAGTCAACGACTTCATCGGTTGTCGGGGGTGAATGGGGTGGCAACTGAGCAACTCTCTTCGCTTCCATCAACAGATAAGCGTTTAAACGCTTTGCTGCTTTACGGTGTCGCCACCAACGTGCTGGCGCTTTGATAGCGCGTTTCAAGCTAAACACTCTCCAGCGTAAGTAATCCAGTCTCCAGCGCAGATACGCTCGCAGCGTTGTGCGTTCGGATGGTGGTGTGAGTCTGACCCACATTAGTAGTACGCTGCCTTTCTTGGGATAAACATCCGGTCTTCCTCATCCGTTGCCAGCGTGATGAACCCGCCTTGCCTAAAGCGCAAAAGGGCTTGGGTGGTGGAGTCCACCAAGTCATCATGGTCGCCGTTAGGGAAGGACGCCAGTTCCTCCACCAGTTCATCTGCCCATCGGGTATCGGGTCGCCACACCATGCCGGACGCAAATAAATCCGACACGGCGTTTACACGGGCAATCTTATCTGAGCCTTTGCTTGGTGTGTACTCCGAGATGGGGATACCCATTCTTCTCATCTCATAAATCAGGGGCGCACCTGCCGCCTTTTTTTCCACAATGAGGGTGTCGGGGTTCCATTCTTTCCAGAATTCAAAGGCGGTTCGCTTGAGTTCGGGGAACTCCATGCGCTCTTTGAAGGCGTCGAGGACGATGATGTTGGCGACTTCCGACCCTTCAACGTCACGGTAGAAGACGCCCCATGTGGTGCAAGCGGAATAATCTGCGCGGTTGCTTTTTTCAAACGCCGTATCCCAAGACTGAATGATGTAGTCTACCTGTGGTGGGCGGTCTACCTCCCACACTTTCCACATTTCCCGCTTGATAATAGCGCCCTCTTCCGAGGTGGGGTTCTGTTGGTACTGGGCTTCCCACTTGGACACCGGCAATTCTGCCTTGATGGCTTCCAATTCCTCTTGTCGCCAGAATTCCTGCCAGAGGGGCTTACCGGAAGGGAGTAGCGCGGGCAGTTCAATGACTTCCCATTCCTCCAAGTCCTTCTTCATGGCGGCGTTCACAATCTGACCGGTCAAGTCCCGCTTAGACCAGCGGGTCATGACAATCACAATCGACCCTCCCGGCTGGAGACGCTGGCGTGGACCCGAGGAATACCACTCATACACACGGTCATACACGGCAGGATTGCCTTGCATGGCTTCTTGTTCCGAGTGCGGGTCATCAATGATCAGAATATCCGCGCCTTTACCGGTCACTGCCCCGCCGACACCAATCGCGAAGTAGTCACCACCCTTGGAGGTGTTCCATCGACCGGCAGCTTTCGAGTCTGCGGACATTTTGGTGGGGAAAATTTCCTGATATTCCTGCGATCCGACCAGATTTCGCACCTTTCGACCGAAACCGACCGCCAATTCAGCGGTGTGTGCGGTCTGAATCACTTTCTTTTCGGGGTACAAGCCCAAAAACCATGACGGAAACAGGTAAGAAGCGAACTCAGACTTGGTATGCCGGGGTGGCATATTGATAATTAACCGCTTTAATTCCCCACGAGCCACCCGCTCGAAGGCATCTGCCATGATTTGGTGATGTTTTCCGGGGATAAAGGCTGCCCACATCTGCCGCACGAAGGGCATGAAGTTCTGCCGACAGCGTTCGCGCTTGTCTGCTTGCAGCAGGGTGTGGATTTTCTCGATCTCGGGGGAGCCTTCCGGCAATTCATCCAGCATTGCCAGATACTGCTTGACCTCTGCCCGAGTCAACAGATCACTCATAGTGCCAGCATCTTCTCAACGGAACGGTCTCGGAGCTTGATCGTCCGAAACTTATGCGGCACGGTGGTCAGGAGTCCATTATCTTCCAGATAACGAACAATACGGTGGATGTTGGAGCGGGACTTCAATCCCAAGCCGGTCGCCACATCCTGCATCGAAGGGGCGAAGCCCTTCATTTTGATGTACGCCTGAATAAACTCCAGCACCCGAAGTTGGCGTTGGGTCAACTCAATCTGCTTCACGCTGCCCCTCTCGGTTTAAACAATAGCGGGCAGTTTAAACACGAACAACCGTTCGTGCAAGCAGTTAATCGTTTAAAAAGAAAGCCAGTGCGGTAATGAGTACACCCATCATCAGTCCTGCGCCGACCATAACCAAGCCAATCCTCGACATCACAATCCCTACGTCATACCAATTCATGTTTCCTCCTTACCAACGCCGGTGGATAGGCTCCCTGAAAGGGAGTCGGGTATCGGGATTCTCCACCCACGCTTCGACAATCAACGCCATTGAAGCCAGCGCCACGATCACATAAAACACATAAATCAATACTCTCATTTCGTTATCACATCAATCATTCTGCTGTAAGCCGCCTTGCTCTCAGGATGGGTCTTGGCATACACCACTTGAGAAGCTACCTCGTACACCTCATACAATTTTCGCAACAGCATTGCCGTTTCCAAATCCTCATCATGCCGTGCGTTCTCTTCCAACAACACTGCCAGTTCTTCAGCCCTATTCATGTGCTTGCCTAATAAACTCTTCCCACTTCTTCTCCCGGATGGCATGAGCCATTGCCAAGCCTCCGTACCCAATCACCCCCATCTTCTCAACCGCCAAAGCAATCTCCTGCCTCTGCTTGTCTAATGCCAACTCCACCAACTGCATAATCCCTGCGGTATCGCCCTCAATGAACGTGTCTTCGGGAATAAACCCTTTCTCCGTCCAATGCAGCTTGGTCACCTCCAGTAACCCACACTCCACCATCAATGCCATCAATTCCTTGACCGTCATAGCACCTCCAAAAGCTACATGATAGTGCGAACAAGTGTTCTTGTCACTATCCCCAAAATATATACCCCCCTACCCCTTATCCTGTACATTTATCCAGCACTGTTTCCCTATACAGCTTCCTGCCTATCCTCCGGGAAAAAGACAAAAGGGGGTGGGGAGCCAGATTCGACGGTTCAACAAGTCCGGGTAGAAGGCAGAAAAACCCCCGGAGTCCCGCATCCTCTGCTGTCTGCCTAACGCCCCCCATTGTTCGTGTTTGGTTAGTGGAAATGGTGGGATGTGTGGATTAGAGCGTATAGGGTGGAGGGGTGGCATGGCGCGTTCGGGGGGGTGGGGGTACGGTGGGGTCGCCATAGGGGCTAAACCAACGAACCATACCCACTTCCACGCCAACAACGCCGCTGATCTGCACTCACACACACTGCGTCACACATACGCAGCACACACATACACCACCAGCACTGTGCCTAGCTTAGGCACTGCGCTTCTCTGGCTTCTTCAGTGTGTCCAGCAGGGTGAGGTGACTGCGTAACTCTGCCTTGAGTGCATTCGTATCAACGTGCTTGACCTGCTGGTTCACGTTATCGCTGAACATAGCCACTGCTCTGCCCATCAGTTCCAGTGCTTTGAGTTCTGCGCTCTCTGTCTTCGCCTTCAGAACCCTGTCGTGTAAACGCTCCATCACAAAGCGGCGGGTCTTCACTGCGTCTTCGATGACCTTTTCTTTGAGCGCCTCATCGAGAGACCCCAGTAGCGCAGTGATCCTCCGATCCTTCAGTAGCTTGTTCGCGTTAGCAATTGCGATGCTCTCTTTTTCCGTTCGCACGTTGTACGCTGACCGGTACGCTTCGATCTTTGTCTTGCCCTGTAGGATGGCATTGACGAATAGCTGCATCTGAGGTGTAAGACGTTTTGCTTTGTCTTCCTCTCTTGGTACGCCGTATATCTTTCCTGTCTTAGTTTTCTTTTCTCTTACCTTTGCCACAGCAGCCTGTACGCCTTCGGCAGGGCTTCCCGCGACAGTCGTGCTTGCATCGTCATCACCCTCGATGCTTGTGTCCTGCTCCAGCATTTCAATGAGTTTTTCCCGCTTCATCTTTTTGCCCTTCAATCACCGTTTTTGATTCGTTCATGCAGTCATTCATGCATGGATCATGCAAGCAACCTTCGCTGCGTTTACACGATCTGTCAATACCTGTTCGCAGTGTGCGTTCCCCTATCGCTTCCCTCTTGCTTCCCTCTATGACGATCCCTCTCTTCCCTCTGTGCTTCGCTCTCAGTGTCGCTCTGCACTCTCAGTCTGCCGCCCTTCGGGCATCTGCCCCGCAGATAATGACCCCACAACTCGGTAGGGAATAGCCAAAGCCCAGCATTCATGCGGGTTTTCGGTGCTTGCATCCGTATTGTGTTCGTACAAGCATTCGTTTAAACTTCAGTTCTGCGTCGAGAGGCGTGGGAGCGGTTGCAAAAATGGCAACCATGCGCTGGGAAGCGCAGCAGCGATCTGCCGACGAGTCACCCACCTACACATTCGGGGACTGACTGGGAGAGAGCAAGGGTCACCTGACTGACCCCAAGAAAAGAAAAAGAAAAAGTTTGAAACTGAGTCAGGTAGAGATAAGGCTAGTAGGCACTGCCCCCGGATGGGATCAGGCAACCGAACGAGATAAGGCTAACCGCTTTGACCCTACGGTGAGAACGTAGGCGAGTGCGCTCCCCAGCGATGGGTAAGGGATTTCCCTTCAAGCACATTCACGCAGTGTGCTTGTGGATGCAATCCCGCATCACACACAGGAGGCTATCACCCATGAGCATTCGCAACTCTGACTTCTTCATCCTGTCCTGCTTCGCAGAGGACGTTCGCGCTATCCCCGGCATTCACCAACGCACTATCCCCGCAGCACAGACGCTGGTGACCGTGGCTACCCGCTACCGTGACCGCTTGATCAACGCAGGGCATACGCCTGAGATGGCGCTCTCCCTGCTCAATGACGTAGTCAACGCAATTCATTCAACTCAGGAGGCTTAACCATGACCCAGCAAATCCACCTCTACGAACGCCTGTCCCGCAAGTACCGCGATGGATGGCGCTACCTCGACGATGAGCAGTATGTTGGCACTGCCAAGGTGCTTGCATACCGGCGCGTCTCGGATGAGGGCATCGATGGCAACACCTACGCGACTCGGGTAGTCGCTCCCTCTGCACTGCGCGGCGTCGATCTGTCCAACGCTATCGCCGACACACTGAGCGGTAGCAGTTGCCGCCATGAGCATGACTGCTGCGGTTGCCCCAGCACCTACGCAGATGTTCGCAGAGTATCCCGCCGCGAGTACGCAGTCTCGCTGCACACCACCTACAACGTGTAACTCAGGAGGCTTTCACCATGCATACGAACCGTGAAGAATGGCTCAATGCCGCAGTCGAAGAACTGCGCCCGATCTTTGACTCAGTCAATCACCCGCTACCCGATCTGATTCGGGTCACCTGCGGGTTCCCCTCCAGCCGTGCTAGAGCGAACAATCGCTTCATCGGTGAACACTGGTCACCGGCTGCATCGAACGACAACCATCACGAGATTCTGATCTCGCCTGTGGTTGACGATCCGCTTCAGGTGTTCTCGACGCTGGTGCATGAGTTGGCTCACGCCGCCACTGACGGTGACGGTCACGGCAGACGCTTCACCCAGTGCGCCCGCTCCCTCTGGCTGGAAGGCAAACCAACGTCAACCTACGCAGGAGAGACGTTCAAGCAGAACTTCGCCGGTCTGCTCTCGGGGCTGGGCGATTACCCTCATGCGCGTTTAAACATCGAGGCGGTACGCAAGAAGCAATCGACGCGAATGATCAAGGCGTGCTGCCCCGCCTGTGGCTACACCGTGCGACTCACCAAGTACTGGGCAGATCAGGGGCTACCTACCTGCCCGAATGACCGCAACACCCTGTCCCTGTAATTCAACTTTTCATCGGAGGCTAACCGTGAACGACAATCAAAAACTCGCGCTGCTATCGTTAGCAGTTCTCAATACCGTCCTGATCCAACAGAATCAGGCTCCCTCCAACAGCAAGCAAGGCGCTCTCGCAGAGGTGCGTAAGCTACTGGATGCAGGTGTAGTCAGCATGGACAACGTGCTGAACGTCAAGCCGCAGACCGTAGTCACCGGCGGCGTAGACAATGACCTGCGTGACCTGCTGAACGATTCGAATGCCAAGGCACTCGACGCCGTTCGCGCAAGCAGCGTTGCCCTGCAAGAGGTTCGCAACCTGAACACGCAAGCAGCCAACGAGTTCGGCAAGTACCGCAGTGAGTTCAAGACACTCACTGACTCGCTGGTCTCTCGTGTCGATGCCATCAGCAAGCCAGACACTGCGCGTATCAGCAACGAGATCACGCAGCAAGTCTCCGCACTGTTCGATCAGTTCCGCGAACAGGCAACCCCGCAGCAGTTGAAGACCGTAGCGAACGCAGTGCCTACCTTCGAACTGCAACGCGCCGCTGACGTCTTCGGCGAGACCGCTTGCCTGTACGATGGCGTGGACTTCGGTGATCTGATGGTCGCAGTGTGGAACGACAGTGCAGCACCAGCGATTGTCGATGACTACGTCTTCAATCCGGCGCACCTGCATCAGTCGCTGATCGCACTCGACGATCCGCTACCCGACAACGTTTGGTTGGCAGGTGAGCGCGGCACAGGCAAGTCGGAGTTCGTGACGCAGGTTGCTGCGCGTCTGCGCCGCCGCCTGTACCGCATCAACTTCGACGAGGCGCTGGAACGTGCCGACTTCATCGGCGGCAACAGCATCGAGTCGGGTTCGGTTGTGTGGAAGGCAGGGATCGTTGCTCAGGCAATCCAGCACTGCGGTGCAATCGTTCTGCTCGATGAGATCGGGTTCGCCAGAGCGCAGTCACTCGCTGCACTCCATGCACTGTGCGAACGTTCACCGCACCGCTCGATCACCATCAGCGAGACCGGTGAGCGCATCCCAGTAGCGTCTCATGTCGTGTTCTTCTGCGCCGACAACAGCAACGGTCACGGCGATAACAGCGGCAACTTCGCTGGTGTTCGCGAACAGAACAGCGCGTTCATTGACCGCTTCAGCTACACACTGTACTTCGACTACCTGCCGCAGGATGACGAGATCAGCCTGATCGTCAACCGCACAGGCGTGACGCTCGACGCAGCGCGAATCATTGTGTCGTTCGCGAATGTGGCGCGTGAGAAAGCACGAGCAGGTCTGCTGACTCAGCCGCCTTCGTTGCGTCAGTTGTTCGCGTGGGCGCGTTCGGTCAAGAAGGGTTTGCCGGTACGCACGGCGTTTCAGAACGCGATCATCAACAAGTTCCCTGCTGATTGTGCAGTCGAACTGGTCGGCGTTTATACGTCTCATATCAACGAGAGCGACTTCAAACTCGCACTCACCAAGTAAGGAGGTCATATGTTGGCAATCGATGTAAAACGCGGCGTTGCCGCCACACTGGAGCGCGTGTTCAACGCGACAGGCAACAAGTTCGATGAACTGTCTATCGCTTGGTCAGGCAGGACTGCTGGGATCAAGCGGGACGGTAAGAAGACCACGATCCTATTCCCCAGCATCGATGAGACGCAGCCTGTCTCGCAGACGCTGTTCAATGAACTGATCGGGTACGCACTGCATGAACTCGGTCACGCATGGTTCACGCAGGACAAGCCTTGGGATGATGCGCGAATCGATCACGGTGACTATGTGTCGATGCTGATCAACGGTCTTGAAGACCCGCGCATCGAGCAGTGCGTCATCAACTCAGGCTACGCACCTAACAGCCGCTCACTGTTTGAGTTCCTGACTAATCAGGTGCTACGCAAGAGCGGTTACGTTCAGCCGGATGACTTCAAGAACTTCCCGTTCTTGCTCGCCATCGAGGGTCGGCGTTTAAACGGTTACTCGATTTGCGTCGAGTCGGTAGTCGATGCGTCCCCCTACGCAGTTCACCTGCGCTGGGCATTGACTGAAGCACACAAGGCAACCAGCACCAAGCGGATCGTCTCGATTGCCATCGAGTTGTACGAGCGACTGAAGCAGCGCCGCGAGGAACTCAAGAAGCAACCGCAGCAGCAGCAAGACCAGCAAGACCAGCAGCAAGACCAGCAGCAAGACCAGCAGGACGCGCAGGACAATCAGTCCGGTGACGATGGGTCTGAGACGCCTCAGAACGGCGCAGGAGACGCGAACGGTGACGAGGCTGGTCAAGATGAGGGTCAGCCGAGCGATCAGCCCAGCGATCAGCCGAGCGATGGTTCGGGTCACCGCGAACCGGTTGGGCGTAACCCCGAGCCGACTGACTTCATCAATGATCAGTGCGGTGAGATCAAATCGGTTGCGGATGAGGCGCGTGATCGTCCTCATGCAGGTAAGCCGATCTACTTGGACTTCCACTTTCGATAGGAGGGCATATGCCTACAATCAACAAGATCGAATGCGAGGTACGCTACGAGCGCGATCTCGCCAACGTGCCGCAAGGCATGGCAGCAACTCGCACCAACCTGCAACGTCTGCTGCACTCCATCGACTTTGTCGGCTGGAGCAAGAGCGAGGAGTCAGGCAAGCTGGATCGACGCGCACTCACCAAGTTCGCTAATGGTTCGGTCAACGTCTTCTCTCGCCGCGAACACGTTGAAGCAGAGACCTCCGCAGTGTCGATCCTGATCGACTGCTCTGGCTCGATGAACGATGGCAGCACCGTGGCAAACGATTACACCTCACGCATTCGTATCGCGCAGCAGATCAGCATCCAACTGTCCAAGATGCTGCAACAAGCGCGTGTACCGTTTGCAGTGAACGGTTTCAGGAACGGCGTCTCTGACTACCTCGGCAACGGCGGTTCAACCGAGCGTCCTCACTTCATACCGTTTAAACCGTGGCGCAAGACATTGCAGCAGTCGATACCTACGCTGGGTGCAATCTCCAGTTGCGCTCAGGGCGGCACTCCTGACTACACTGCGATTGCCAACGCTATCGAGGAGTTGTCGCTGCGTCCTGAGCATCGACGCATTCTGTTCATCCTCACTGACGCAGAGGGGTATGTGCGTGAGCATATGCAGCACCTGCAAAAGGTTGCCGACAAACTGGGCGTAGTGATCGTTGCCATCGGCATCCAGTCGCTCAGTGTGACGCGCTGCTTCAGGAATGCAGTCAACGTGGACAACTTGCAAGACCTCTGCAAGACTGCGTTCAATCAACTCCTCAAGGTTGTTCAGCGGGGTGCAAAATGAAACTGCTGAACAGTCAGGGGATGGAGGTCAAGACCGGAGACATACTGCATGGAAAGGTGCAGTATGTTTTCCTCGGTCATGATGGGAAGATGATCAACATCCAGACGATGGATGAGCGGCGTTTGTATTCATGGGTAGACCCATCACGTTTCAAACTTTACTTCAGAGAGGGTGAGTGATGAGCAAAATCATTTTTATTGTTTTGTCCGTAGCGTTTACGCTGCTCATCTTCGTTGGGCTTCTCGACTGGTTCGGGGGTTGCGGCGAATCGTATGTGCAAGCGGATGGGTCTCGCATCATGGGCGAATGCTTGGGGCGCGAGATGTTCTTTGGTTTTTTCAAGTGAGAGGAGGCTAGTCATGGGAAACAGAGCAGTGATTACAGCAAGCAAATCAAAAGACAGTGGACTGGGTATCTACCTGCACTGGAATGGCGGCATCGAGTCAGTCGTTGCGTTCTTGGATGTAGCGAGTCAGCTTCGCTACAGGTCACCTGAAGAAGATGAGTCCTACGGCATGGCAAAGCTATGCAGTCTCATCTCCCTGTACTGTGGCATTCGCAGTGAGACAGGCGTTGGCATCAACGACTTGTCTAAACTCGACTGCGACAACTACGACAACGGCGTGTATGTGATCGGTGAGGGATGGCAGATCGTTGATCGTTGGGGGCATGGCAGCAAACCGTTTAAACGCACAGACATTGCAGATGCCAGATCGACTCATGACTACATGAACACGGTCGATGCCATGATCAATACATTACAAAACGCTGATCCAAATTCTTAAGGAGAGCCAACATGAAAACCATCACCGTCACTGTCAACGTACCGAACCACATGAGCGAGACCGAACTGCGTTCGCGCATCAGTATGGTTGCATCATCCGATTGGTTGGCATCGTTCTGGAGCATTGAGGATGTAAAAGAAATCGCGCCTGATTTGAGCGACGATGAATGCCGCGATGTTCTTGAGCGAGTCGAGAGCAACCATGACGCAGAGATCGGCATCAAGTGGGATGTACTTCGTTTTCACGCAGAGCACGTAACCGTTTAACTCAGGAGGCTTTTCAAATGAAACTCAAAGACACACTTATCGACGCAACCGATGACCAGTTCGACATTGATTCGGATTATGTTCCGGCGCACCACAAGGTCATCGAACCG